GCGAGTCGTGCCGGCCTTGCCGAGTACTTCCTTGATGCGGTCGCGAAACGCGTGCTGGATCTCAGTGGGTTTCATGGGGCCTCCTGTGAGCCTGCTGATTGGAGTTGGACCGAGAAGAGACCGGTGTGCTCGAGGACGGTCCAGTCACCGCTGATGACGGCTTCGACCGTGGACTCCGATGTGAAGCCCTCCTTGACGAGCCTGGTGATAGTCAGGGCCTGCTTGTCGCGGATCTCCGCTTCCTGTTTGGCGTCGTCTTGGAGGAAGGGGATGTCGCTGGTGACGTACCAAAGCCGGCTGTCTTCGTCGGGTGGTTCGACCAGTGACTCGAGCGCGGCGGATGCGCTGCGCCAGAGCGACCGGATCGTCACGTCGGCGAAACGACGGCGTACCTGTGCGTAGTTTCCGGCGTTGAGCGCGGAGCCTCCGAGGCCTTCTGACAGCCCCAGGATGACCGGGTGAACGCCGGCAGCCGCAGCGACGCGCGTCTCGCCTCCGCCCTGCGTCGCCTTGAAGTCGAGCTGCCTTAGGTCTGCTCCGATGACGTTGGGACTGACCCCTCCGCCGACATGGAGCGTCTTGTAGGCGTTGTCGGTGCCTTCATGCTTCTCTCTGAAGAGGTCGACGTACGTCTGGAAATCCTCTGGTGTGATCGTTGCGTCGTAAGAGAGAACCGTGCTGAGGGTGGCTCCGTTCTCGAAGAACTTCGCCTTGTGCTTGGTCGCGGCCTTATCCGCCTGAACCTCCGGAAGGACCGTCGACAACCACGACACCCCTCGCCATTGCGCGACTGGATCCGGCGTCAGCGAGTAGTGAGCTACCTCGTTCGGAGAGAGGAGCAACGGCTCGCGAGCGCGCGGGGAGCGGTAGACGTAACCGATGGGCCGGGCGCGGACATCAAAAGGGTCGTCGGTCGGGCTTCCGGTGATGATCGTTGTCCAGTCGGGACGCAGGCGACGCAATCGCTCGCCATGCTCGTCCTTAACCAGGGCCGTGAAGCTGTTGCCGGCAAGTGAGACGTCTTGTTCCATCCCGCTGAGGAGCTCGGCCGTCGTGCCGTTCGTCCACGGCCGCTCGAGGACGCCCAAGCCGGCGTTGCCTGAGGGGTCACCGGGGCGACCGTCCTTGAACTTGCGCCACGCGAACCGGGCCTCGGCGAACACTGCCGCGCGCGCTGCGATGCACGCGAACACGATGCCGTTCTCTTTCCAGGCCCTTTGGACGAGCGTCTCGAAGTCGCCCTCGATCGTCTCCTTCTCACCAACGAGGGATCCAAGAGAGATCAGTCCAGCGTTGCCCGACCAGAACGGTTTGTGAAGAGCCGCGCTGGGCGTCGACTCGGAGGTTGTCTGGAGCAGCCGACGCAACCTACTCATCGGCCAGCACCGACCAACACAGAAGCCCCAGTAGGGCACCGGCGATGATGAACGCGACTGGCACAGACAGCAGAGCGATGCCGTAGGTCGAGATCCCACCGCAGACGGTTAGGGCGAGCGCGAACACGGCCTCGCGAAGTGTCATTGGTCTCCTTCTGACTTAGGTCGTGGCGATGAGTGGCCGCCGGCTTGTGGATGGCGCGCCGTAGGCAAGCGTTAGAGCGATGAGCGGAGTCACGTCGGCTGCTGATGCCGTACGGCTCCAGACGAACCTGTCACCCAGTGGCTTCTTACGAGCGGCCGCTGCGGCGACGTCCAAAAGGTTCGAGGACCTGACGGCGATCGTGCGGTCGATGATTGCGTCGAACGTCGCGGCGGACGCGATAGCGGCCTCCGGACCCGTCACTCGCTGGACCTTTACGCCTTTGGCGGCGAGTCTGTCCGCGAACGAGATGGCTGGGCCCGTAGCGTCGATGACGACGGACGCCCGCTGCTTCTTGGCGACGCGAGCACAGATGTCCACGATCTTCGACATCCCGTCGAACGTCTTGACGAGCTCGCCGGCGCCGCCTCCAAAGGAAGCTAGTGACCCGCTCGAGCGGTCCTCGGCAATGTCCAGGCCGAGCCTGACCGGATTCTTGGGTTCGGCGCTGGGGTCGCACACCGCGTTCCAGCTTTCTGCCGGGATCGTTCGGTCCGTCTCCAACTGCGTCCACTGGTTCAGGAACGCGCGGCGGAACTCTGACTCGGACATCGTCTTTCGCGCGTGGCGCATGGATGCCTCGGCGATCTCATCCATCGCCGGGATGAAGCGGTACCAGACCTCCGGGTCGTCGATGTCGAGGGGCTCGAGACCAGCCTCTTCCTGCTCTTCGTCTGTCGGCACGGACCACTCGAAGTACGCGATGTCCTCGGTCGCGCCCTCCTCGACGGCCGCGCGCCCCATGCGGACCTTGCGCTGGAGGTAGATCGATTTGTCGGTGCCGGCCGTCGAAGCAACCCACAGCTGTGGGTTGCGCCGAGTCTTCATGGCCGGGACCATGGCTCCTTCGCGGCGATCGTCGATGTCCTTGAAGGCCTCGTCGACGATTCCGAGGTCGAGCGTTTTCCCGTGTCCTGCCGCTTCGGAACTGGAGGCAAGGACGATCTTCGACCCCGTCTTGAAGACGATGCTTTCGTTGCCGGTGCCCTTGAGGATCTGAGCGACAAACCCGAGAAGGGGCGATTCCTCGAGCACCTCGACCTGATCCTCGATGAGCTTCTTACGCGCGTCCCAACCCGTCTGGGCCGAGTACGCGACCTTCTGTCGGCCACCCCATTCGTCGGAGTGGATGCATCGGTCGAGCTCGGCCGAGAAGATCAGAGTCGTCTTGCCCGTTTGCCGCTGAACGGTGACGATGACCTCGCGATAGGCGAGCAACCCTGTGTCGGGGTCGTACTCGAGGGCGACGTCGGCCACCTGTTGCTGCCATGGATGAAACGGGGTACCCAATGCTTTCGAAACGGCGGCGAGGCGACCGCCGTAGGTGGGGCGGTCCGTTCTTGGAGTGGCCCACCTAGGAGGAGCTTCGGAGCGCGTCCTTCGCTCTTTCAAGGTCGTTGTCACCAGCCGGCAGGTCCTTCTCTAGATCGGAAAGGGCCTCGCGGTATGCGTTCCACAGCGCGGCGCGCGTAGGGGTCGCGTCAACAGCAGCGGCCAGCGACCGAAGCATCTGAAACTGCGCGGCGTGACCGTCCTCCGTCCGTCCGAGAGCGCGGAGTGTTCGAAGGACGGCTCGTTCATTCGCGCCAAGCGCCTCGGTTTCTTGACCGTCGGCGAAGTGGGTGCGGCACCGATCTGTGTTTGGAGCCGCCTTCCGACGACACTGGGCTCCGGCCTTGGTTAGTCCCGTGCATCGATCTGCCATCACCAGCTCCTCGAGGGACCAGCGACGGAAACCTTCGCCGGCCGTTCGCGGCCGCGATTACAGGGGATGCAGGCCGATCGGTGGTTGTCCGGGTCCAAAACGGGTCCGCCCTCGGCCACGGGGATGATGTGGTCGAGCTCCTGGGCACACCCCTTGCAGCCAGCCGAGTGCCGGCACCTGGGGCCGCGGATCCTGCAGTGGCCCCTGTCCTTGGCAAAACACCGGCGACGGGCAGCTGCCCTTATCGCCGGCGAGATGTCGGTCCAGGCGTTCCGGCTCAAAAACGATTTCGGGAGTGGATATAACTCGGCAGACCTCTGCTGGGCGCTCGGCCACTCAGCCCGTCGCGACCCCCGCCCCCCATAGGGGAGGCAAGGCCACAGCGCCCCGCCAGCGGCTCCTGGTGGCTCCGAGCGGCCACGTGGAGCGTCAGGGCGGTCACTCCTTTTCCTGTTCCTTGCGGACGTCAGCGGTCTGGAGGATGTCCCAAGCCGTGAGCGTGATCGCGAGGAAGCTGACGATCTGGAGGATGACGGTGCCGAGCGCCGGCCACAACACGGTGACCAGGACGGCAGGGGGGAGGAGCACCAGGGATCCCACGAACAGCCACCGCGCAAGGCGGAGCCGGCGCTGGGGACTCATGGCCATGACTTAGGAGTAGGCGTCGAACGCTCGCTGCCGAGCCAACGCCTTCTCGGACGGACCGGCGCAGGTCATCCTCGGTCCGCGGTTGGCCTTTCGGGCCCGGGAGGCCTCGGCGCGCGCGTAAGCGCGGCGAACAGGCCTAGGCGCGTACACCATCTGTGTGCGCTTCCGGTTGCGCCGACGGCGTCGAGGCGTTGGTGCCGAGGAGGGGCGAGTGCGCAACCTCATTCGTTCGAGAGCTCGCGATCCCCATCGACGCGCGGTGGTGTCTCTCA